TCTTTGCCAAATCACTATGCCCTTGCAAAGTGAGCTTGGCACAAATGGTCGTGCGTTCGCTTTGCTGAGCCTCTTTCAAATACTTGACTAGCACTTCCCGGATATATTCCTTGTAGGCTTTTGCCTGCTCCAAGATGGCAGGATGACTTTGATCACCTACATAGATGATCTTATCTAAAGCCCTATCTGCAATCTCTTCTGCCGTAAAGCCACGGTTTTGCGTGGTAAAAACATTGACCGGGCCTATCTGCATGCCGCCGCTAAACCCACTCATGTCACAGGAATCCTAGCCTGCCCACTGCGATAAGCGTCTTGACGCTCCATGCCATCGCCAAGTCTCTTGGCAAGCAGGATTGCTTCCTTGTACTTGTTCTCATATTGAGTCTGCAAGTCAGGGTCGCCTTTAAGGTATGTGTAGGCTTCAACTAGGGAGCCATACAGCAATACCGGATCAAAGTTATCGCCAAGCCAGCTTGTACCCGTATCTACGATCGACGAGGGGTAGAAGAAGTAGTGCAGTTCCATTGTGTAGGCAGCATTCGGGGTGGGGCCTAACAAGAACGTGAGTTCAGTTGCTTGATCTGAACGAGGGCCGAACAATGCGTAGTACGCAGGGGTGCCAGTGGATGTTGGAGTGGGATAGGACTCGCGAATAAAGTTCACATCTTTATTCAGAAGATACTCATAGCTTCCATCAGCCAGTATCACCGCCAAAGAATACGGGGCCAAGAAATCATCAGGGCATGCTAAGTACTTATTGCCTGATGAGGTAGTACCCGTCACATTCTTGCGAAGCGACGGAAACTGTATCATGTTGTAGATACGTTTCTCGGCCTGCTTCACGAAAGTCGGAATGTTTGCAACAAACGACGTTTCGGTCGATTGGCAGTACTCTTGGATAGCGGCGCTTAATTGTGCGTAGTTCATGGTTATCTCAAGTTGTACTTACGGTGACAGTGCCTACACCGCCAGTGGCTACTAGATCGTTTGGCGTAAGACCATTATCCCACGCTCTGGCACCGCCTACAGGGTTCCATCCCCACTGAATCATGCGGCTGCCTCCAGCGCCATTGGCTCCGACAGCGTAGTAGCTGGTATCTGGGCGAGGGTTTCTAACCGCTTGCGGGTCTTCGATTGGGTACATACCCAGAGACAACTGCGGCTGGTCGGGTTCCCAGCATTCTTGGCAAACCAGAATGTTGACATTCTGCGTCTTGATGACCAGCTCTTTTAACTCGCTGAGTTTGTATTGAAACCCACAGCGATCGCATTCGGCTATCGAATGCCTGCCTGATGCAAAAGGCACCGGCATGGCTTAGCCCGTCAAGAACTGTTGTCGAGGAACGAAACGCACCGCAGCCTTTTCACGATCCTCGCCAGCTGCAAGTTCCCAGCTCTCATCGTACATAGCTTTTAATGCGACCATACGATCCGGTGCGATCTTCACTGACAAGAAATACGACAACCCTGCTACCAAGCAAGGCAAGAATCTGAATGGCACGTCCTGATTGGTCACGCCAGTGCCTGCATCTAGCATGCGGCGCAAGCGCCAGTACACGAAAGTATAAGTCTGGCTGTTATCAGGGACTGGCCACACCGTGAAGGTGGGGTATTGCACCACACTCGCGGAGTTAGTCTGTCCTGACTTGCGATCAATCCAAACTTGAATAGGACGTCCTTGGGCAGTCTTGTTTGGGATAGACGCGAAGGTACTGACAGAGATTCTCGTGATGTCGATGTCAGTTTGGTTCTGCCCAGTGCCAGTGCGAATCACATGCTCTAGCAAATCGACCGTGTCAACGGGCAGATTGTAAGTGGCAGTGCCGGGCGTCAGCACTTGGCTGCCTTGCTCTACCGTCCAGAGATTCACTCCCCGATTAGCCCATTCCATTAGCATCAGATTCAGGCTACGCCGCGCAGTCCGCAGGTCGTAGCCCGATCTGAGTTCAGCGCCACAACGCTCAAACGCCTCTTCAACAATAGCGTTGAGGTCGAGATTGAACGTCGATGTTGCGCTAGTGGTCATTAGCAGCTCTTACCTTTCATCTTGCGCTTGACCATCTTGGCCTTGGCTTTTTTCTTAAACTTAACTTTACCGCCGCGTTTCATGCCAGTTTCTTCAACGGTAATAACGCCCTTCTTATCAGGTAATCCGCTAGTCGGCATACCGCGAGCCATAGCGCCACCAGAACCGATGCCCATGCCACCGCCACTACCGGTGTTTCTAACATTAGGGCCTTTCGTCTTACTTTCATAAAAACGAAGATGCTGCTTGGCAGCTGAAGCAGCTTCATACTGCTTTGCTTTTTCTCGCATAGCAGCCCGGGCTGCATCGCTCAAAGGCTGATCTTTCACGTTCGGAGTTACCATTCTAAACTTATCGTTAGCCCAAGAATTAGTTGGCTTATACCCACTAATTCCTGTGCCTTGAGCATAGCCCTTGAGCTTACCCGGAATCTTTTTCCCCTTGGCTTTCTTGGTAACCGCACCCATACCACGACAATTCATCATTTCAATCTCCTATTTACCTTGATTGTAGAACTTACGGCGGGCTTCCCGCATCTTGCGAGTCATCTCGGCATCCTTGACCTCTTGCATGGCCTGCCGCTCTTTCTCGCTGTACTTAGGAGCATCCATAATAAATCGACCGGCATTGCGCATTCCGGCACCCGGCTTGCGCGGGTCTTCCATCATGTCGCCAAATCGACGATCTACCGAGTCCTTGTACATGGTAATGCCCTTGCCGCCATACTTACGCTGCATGGCGCCACGGGCTTCAGACAACGCAATGGCAACAGCCTGATCACGGCTCTTGACCTTCTGGCCAGAACCCGACTTCAGCTTGCCACGCTTAAACTCACCCATTACTTTCTCAACCTTCTTCTTCGCCTTGGGCGAAGCAGGGGCTTTCATAATCTCTTGTTTCATATTCCCTCTGTTCATGGGAGCTTACCCCTTACGAAATCGAGAGCCGCCCGGAGGCGACGCTTTACTGCCGCCAGAACCCGCCCATAAAACTTTTCTTGCCCAGTAGTTGGCTGAGAAGGGATCGCTGGCGGTGTTGCGTCCACCTTTGCCTTTGATCCCCGCGCTGCGCGCAAGATAATTTTTCCGCGCTTCCGGCGAGTAGTTGTGGCCATAGCCTCTCCGTCCAAAACGAACCAGTTTAACTTTGTCGCCCTTCTTGGCTAACACCACCTTCTTGTGGGTATCACCAGCCGGGGCGTTCTTGGGCTTATTAAACCCCGAGAACTTTTCACCGCGATATTCGACGCCGCCAGACGGCAGTCGTTTTACGCCCTTCACCATTAGGTGTACTTCTTGCTCAAGTACAGGATGATCGTGTATCGATCACCAGAGGCCGCGCCAATGGTGCTAAACAAAACGTCTCCCGTCTTGCCGGCACCAGAGTTATTCCAGAGACCGCCGATATCATCGAACTGATACTCATAGAACTGATCGGGGCCGAGCGTCATTGCCACCACATCGGTCGTGGCATCCCACAGGATGTCCACACCCATGCCAACCGTGGAGGCGTAGATACGGTCGATTGACACCGTGCTGCACACCTTACCGGCAGGCGCAGCAAGAGCCGATACGTCGACCTTCACAACACCGGTCTCGCCGGTGCCATCGCTAATGTTCGTGAATTTAAGAATAGCAACGCGATCTCCATCGATCAGCGTTTGACTTGCTACTGCATCTGCCATGTATGTCTCCGAAGGATAGCGGGGAGAACTCTCCCCGCATACCTAAAGGCTAATTTAGTGACTTTATTAGGCGGCAACAGCGCCGTTCAAAGCCACAATGCTCCAACCAACTGACGTGTAGATCAGCATCGCACTTTCGCCCACACCCGTGAACGTGATCGTGCTGAAGCCAATCTTCGTGGTCGGCGTAAGAACCGCCGAACCGCCATCAACGGTGTGGACAATAATCTTAACTTCACCCACAGAACCATTAGCCAACGTCAGGGCTTGCGCAGCACCCGTCGTGGTGAGAGAAGTGAATGCATTGACGATATCTACCGCACCAGCGCCAGAGAGCGACTGGGTGCCAAGAATAACGTCCTTGCCAAAAGAAGAATTAACAGTTACGGCACCAGTGCTGCCATCAACAGTGACGCTCTGAAAGCCATTTTCTGATCTAACCGGGCCATTAAAAGTTGTGCTAGCCATTTAATCTTTCCTCACATGCGAGATACCCATATCCGTCTGCATGTCGTCAGCCTAGTCTGTCTGATATGGGAGGTAAACCTAGGATAAAGAAAAAGAGGGGGTCTTGCGACCCCCTCCTATTTGCTTCTTACGAAGCGCCGGGCGATCCGAAGATGCCAAGCGGATCAGACACGCCGAACGAATAACGCTCGCGGGCCTTGTACCGCACATTCCCGGTATCGAAGTCTCCGTCCATGCTCGTCTCAAGAGGCGCGCGGACAAAGTGCTTCATGCCATTGGGAACGTCGGTCATCAAGAACCAAGCGTTCGTGTCAGTCAGGTAGTGGTTCACAGAGAACCCTTCCGGAATGACACCCATCGACTTCAGGGCGTTGATGTCGTTGTCAGCGGTCGCCGGACGGAGTTCCGTCGCGAGGATACGCTGAGCTACGAACATCAGGTCAGGCGGAACGATGAGCTTGCGCGGGCGGGCAGCGATCAAAAGACCACGCTCGTCCGTCCAGTCAGCGATCTGAATGACTGCCGCTTCCAACGACGTCTCGTTCAGGTCAGTCCCCGTCGCAGGACGGTTGGAGTTGACGCCACCCGACACCAAGGGGTGCGAGGTGCTGAACAACGTAACACCGTCGCCCGACTGGTACGTGTTGAAGCCAGCGTTCAGCGGGTAAGCCGCCTTGACTTGCTTCGTGTACGCCATCGCACGAGCGAGAGCCTTGGTGTAACGCGACGAAAGCGAGTCATAGAGGTTGTCCTCCATGGCTTCTTCCGTGATCGCGAAACCCATAGCAATCGTTTCGTGGTTGTAGCGAGCGGTGAACGACTCTTGGGCGTTGTCGTAGGAGATCGCAGAGCCTTCGTTCTTAACCGGCGCAGCGCCGAATCCCGAAAGCTTCACTTCCTCTTCGAACGAACGCTCGGAGTTTTCCGTCTCATAGATCTCCGCATGCTCGTCTTCGTACTTCTTGTACTCAAGGCCGAACAGGGCGTTAAGGCCCGGAAGGAGTTCCTTGAGCAACTGTGCGCGTGAAATTGCCATTGCTAGTTACTCCTATTAAACGCCAGTGAGCGTGGTCAACTGGTGATTGTTGAACTTAACAATCACATCAGTGTACGCATCGCCTACTGCGCTATTGGGGCCATCCACAAACGCGACAATACGCAACGGGAGCGTATCGGTCGTGTTGATCGTGGAACCATCCAGAGCGTTCTTGCTGTTACCGATAGCGGTAGAGCCAGCCGTCTGAACGATAGCCGCATTGTTACCCAGAGCCGTCTGAGCGAGAGTCTCGTCAGATTGAATCTGGAAGACCGCCCACGGATCATCAACAACGTAGGCGAACGCATCGGAAGCCACAGTGCCGGTCGGCCAGTACTGAGCAAACGTGAGTTCCTTCGTCGTCGGATTCGTATAACGGCAGCCGACAAAAACGCCGATCGGGGTCAAAGTGGAAGTTCCGGTATCTTTTTCAACAACACCGGTGGACACCAGCTTTACAACGTCGCCGTAGAAAATGTTAGCAGCATAGCCGCTAGCAATCTTGTAGCTGTTGAAAGCATTGTTGTCCGGACGACCACCAAGAACGCCCACGGGCCGCATCCCATACGGGGTAGCAGTGCTAGACATACTTGATACTCCTATTAATTAAAAAGACGGCTGCCAGGAACCATTCCTAGTTGCCGCCACCAAACGTGACTCTCGTCTTTCGTTCCGGCTTGAGCATCGGCATGCGCGGGTCGTTTTCACGCAGGTAGTTGTTGTCGATAGAGTTCACTTGCTGCTCGGCCTTCTGTGCATAGAAGTCCTGGCGAGCTTGTGATTTTTCCACCGGCATCTTGCATAGCAAGAGACCACCTACTTCAATTGCTCCACGCTTAGCCCACTCCGAATTGTGATCAGACATGATCTGCAGTTCGGGATGATCTTCAGCTCGTACAGGCTCCCAGCCCTCACGAAGGCGCATGGAAGTGTTTTTGTTATCTAGGTTACCTAGAGATGCAGTACGTACCCACCGAAATACCCAACCGTCTTGCGGGATGGGATCTGGCAGAACCGAAGGGGGTTTCCAACTCTCAGGCCGAGTTTCGTTAGCACGAGTTTCAATTTCGCGAGGTTTGCGCACATTAGCCATTTTTCATCTCCTTCATAACTTGCATGGCGTACTGTTGAGGAGTCAATCCAAGTCGCTTGGCGAGGGCAACTTGCGTGGCCGTCAACTGCACTTTGCGTGGGGCTGATCCGGTATTACGAGTAGCCGGGGCCACAAC